TCCTGCTGGTAACTAAGGTAGACTAAGTTACCATCAATGTGTGTCTTGATGAGCCGCTTCTTTGTATTGTAGTACGGCTGCACCACTAAGAAGTTTGTTGGTGTGATCCACTCCATGTGCTGATTGGCTGCACCATAGTGTGAACCTACATCCTTAACGTAGTCCATAACCTGCCGTGCAGAAGAGATGGTCTCGTTAATACCCTGCCACACGTGCTTAGATAAGTATACACCAACACCAAACAGGTCATCACCAAAGGGATTGGGTATACCCTTCTTGATTATCTTGTCTGTTATTGCTTCCTGTATGTACTCACGACAGGCGTGTTGTGTACCGGAGTAGGGTACAATCATCACTGGTCTCTTGGTTAGTGACCTGTCAATGCCAAACTCTAAGCACTTCTTGGCAAGCTCATTACCCTGCTCTGCATCTGCTGCTACTAGGGCTGTTGTCCTCTCCGCTACGTTTGAGTAGATGTCAGAGGGTAGGTCTGATGGTATCAGGTTAGTAGCCCTGCCACCTGTCTCATCAAGAAGGATTGCTGATAGGTGCTGTAGTCCATTGCAGCTACCGTCTGCTGCACAGGGTAGGTGAGTATAGAAACCCCAGCCCTCACGCAGTAGACCATACCACTCAAAGCACCAGCCTAGAAATTGCCAAGGCTTGTCCGCTGTAGTCCACCATAGATAGTCTAGTGGGTTCTCAGCACACCTAACAATATCCTCCTCACTGTTCCATGCCCATGCAATACGATCAGCAAAGGACACCTTGTCATTACCAAACAGGTTCGCACCGTGAATGGCAAGCCAGTCTGCATCAGCAGCATTGTTGATAGGGAAACCATTGTTGAACAATAACAATGCCTTACCCCAGTCAGCTACCTGTGGTGACATGAAGGACTCGACAGGATACTTACGAGAGCGAAAGTCTAGCTGCCATACAAAGTAGAACTCTGAATGTTTAGCATACTCCTCTGCAATCTGAAGCGTCCTCTCCACCTGTATCCTGCGTGACATAGACTTACCGTTGTGTGTATAGATACGACTACGGTTCTTAGCCCAGTCCTTGTATACGTTTCTCTCCTCCTCGCTCAAGTCTTGTGGGTCTTTGTCAAAGGGATAGGCTGGAAGGTCTAGGTCAAACCTAGGTGGTAGGCCAGCCCACTCCTGTCCACTGTCCCATGCCTGACGCATGACCTGTAGTACCTGAGTATCAATAGTCCAAGGTGTACGCTGCAACCCATTGACAGCTTTGTACTCAAGGCTCATGTCCTGCTGGGACAGTCGGTCTAGGTATAGTTTACTGTTCTGTTTCAATGTACCCTCACTAATGGTAAGTCGTTGATAGCCTCGCTGTGATACCCACCACCTATTACATCTACCCAATCCTTGGGTGGAATGATTGATGGTGCATAGCGAGGACGCTTGGTCTCTTGGTATAGGTTGAACTTCCTAACCCACTCAAGAGTGTCAGGCGTAGCCTCAAGGTAGGTGACTGTCTTGTTGTTGCGCTGTCTATGCTTGCTTAGCTTGACCAGCCCTGTCTTGACAATGACCTTATCAATGAGCCTCATGCCCACATGGATACGTTCCTCGTTAGTCCATTCAGTTTCCTTCTGCTCTGTTGAGTTCAGTTTGTGTACCAAGCCCTGTCTCTTGTGTAGCTTGCTACTCTTTTCGTTAGCCTTCTTGATGAGCATCTTGGCTGGCTTACCATCTGTCTCTATCCACTGGGTCAGACGCTTCTGTAATTCCACGTTCATCCCAACGATACGAGCCACCTTAGTTAGAGTGTAGTGCTTTGATACTTCATCCACTACTGAAACCAGAGTGAGGTAGGCTACCTTGTGTGCATCCATCCCGCTTAATTTTTTCTTGGCAATATCACGGTTGGATGTGGTGTCCTTTTGTATATCCTTAACACCATCAGCTAGTGCATTAACGATACCAGCTATAGCTGCCCTGCCATGCTGCGTACTACTCTCAATGCCCTTCTCTAGTAACTTGTTGGTGTTGTGTTGGTATCTATCGACACCTGCCTGTAGCATCTGTCGCTCTAGTTCTTTCTGTTCTTCTAGTGTTGCCACGCTTTTCCCCCAATAAAGTTATGAGTGAAGATATAGTTATAAATACCACAAGAAGCAGAGGAAGTAAACCTAAAATTGCAAGATAGATTTTCAATTTAAATACCTCAGTTCGTTAGTGTCATAGTCAGGTCTGTTGTCATACTCCACAGGTTCATGCCACTCAGCATGACACTCATGGCAGTACCACACAACCTCCTCACCTACAGCATACAATGCTTCTGCTTCTCCATCGTTGCAGTGGTTACAAATTTTAAAGCCCATACTCATGATGCTGCTGCCTCCTCTTTGACACGCATTAGTTTACCTGCTGTGTACCCATGCTTGTACTTGATGTAGTACTGTGCCTCAGTATCCTGATTGTATGCGTTGATATACTTGTCGTTGTGATACCCTGCACCATAGCCTAGTACATAAGCATCATCAAAGGTGTTACGTTTGTTAGCCCAGTTTCTCCAAGCATTTATCTGTGCATCACGCATCGTCAATCTCCTCTGCATCCTGTGCAAAGAACTCTCTATGCACTGTCTCAGGTTGATATTGTGGTGGTACATCAGTACCATACTCATCCGCTAGATCATAGGCTAGTTGTTCTGCTTGACCAGCATCTTCCGCATCTATATCAATAACTATAGACTCCTCATGGCATATAGCTACTCTGTATCTAGGCATCATCAATCTCCTTGTCATACTTGATAGGCACAACCCATAAAACTTCTGGATCATAGCCATTGGTTAAGGCTTGCACTTCCTGCATAGCTAGTTCCTCTGCATGGTCAAAGTCCTTAGCATCTACAGTAACAGTGCGTTCAGTTGTTACACGAACAAGAACTTCATACTGTCCACTGCTATTACTCATCGTCACCACTCCACACTAAGTTAATCACCTTATACCTAGCACTATCAACCTTACCTATCTGTGACATCCAGATATCCTGACACTCATAGACTGTCTGTAGCATATCACTGGTTTCTTCTAGCAGTTCCTTGAGTGCTGCCTTCTGGTCTGCATTGAGTGCCTTTAGCAAGTCCTTCTTCGCTTTCTTTCGTGCTGCTTCTCTCTTGTGATACTCTTTCATATGATGATCGGTCATTGCTTTGTCTCCGTCTTGATTGCATGATTGCTCTAGTGACTGGTGTTATCTTCATCATGCACCAGTCTTAGCATAGGTTCGTTGTCGTTGTCAACCCCATAAAGGTAAGTCTCATAGTATAGATTATCGTCATCCATTAGCTGGCATAGATAGTCAAAGACACACTGCTTCAGTGCGTTGTCATCCATACAGTGTCCATCAAAGTCCAACTCTATAACAATCTTGGTTGATGCTTTAGGTTTCCAAGTCATTGTCTTACCCCTCTAAAACAGTGGTTCATATGTTGCGCCATCATCATGCCTAGACTTAAGACCTGATAGCTGCTGCCTCATGCTTGATACATCCTGACCTTCCCACTCCGCATCCTCTATCTGGACTGCGAGTGCCTTCATCTTGGTTAGGATACACGATAGCCTAGCGTCCTGTGTTATGTCAGGGTAGGCCGTGTCTATATACATACTCATTTGTATGCCCCTTCCATCATGTCCATGCCTACAATCAGGCCATCAAGGTACGTTAGCATCTCGCGTGGTGCTAGTCTATGCTGAATGATAGTGCTACCCTCATTACAGGTTAGCTGCCAGCCACCATAGTGTGGCGCATTGTTTAGTGCATAGCTTACACCCAGTCGCCTGTTGATCCTGCCTAGTCTAATCTTTAGCATATGTTTAGTGGTTCTCATAGTCCTGTTCCCTCTTTATGTGATAGACGCAGCTTGCAAAGCACGTCAAAGGTTTCTTCCAGTGTAGGCCGACAAGTCAAACAAAATCCTGACCGCATCAGGTTGAAGCCATGTTCATCTTGTACTATCTCAAAGTCAAATGGTAAATCTTTTACGTGTATCATGTCAACCTCCTAAATTGGCAAGGGCAGTAGGAATTGAACCCACTCTTTCAGGGTTGGAACCTGACGTGCTGCCGTAACACTTTGCCCCTATAAAATCAATAAATATATGTAGGCAGTTTATCCACTTGCCTAGGTGGTAGTCTCTCCTTTCTAGCGTAGCGTTAATGCTACGGACTAGGTACTTGGTCAAGTCTTACTACATACCACATGAAAGCCCCTAGTCATGGCTCATGTTTGAAACTCTAGCTAATCCCATGATGCCTGCGCCATGCCATCCAAGTTATGGCTTGCATCTCGTATGCTTTGATGCCTACTTTCTTGGCTGCTTTCTTGTACGCATCCTGCAATAGTGCATATTCTTTCTTGCCTATGTTGGTCTTGTCGTCAGTCAATCCGACACGCTCGTTGTAATAGATATTCCTAGCATGACCATCAATGGTGCAGGTATCCTCGCCCATGATATTCTCAAAGAAACAGGTAATCTTTTGACCTGATAGGATTATCTTGGTTTCATCATAGGTTGGCCTATCTGACAAAAGAAACCACGCCTTCTCTTTCATCTTGTTATAGGTACTGACCTTAACAGTCTCCATATGATCGCCTCGCAAGTATGCACCAATCAAGTCATAGGCATTGCTTACATTGCGTTCCCACTTGTTGTTTGGTGATAGTGCTGCTACTACTGACACCGCCCTATAAACAGGCATATCATAGTGCAGTGCTATCTTGCGACACTGCTCTTGTGCGTCACTGTACCAGTCAAAGGCACGTTCTGCCGCATTAGACTGTTCATACCAATACAATATGTTTTTTACAGACATTGTTAGCCTCCGAAGTAGTCGTTACAGATTGCCGCAATCATATCAGCAATAAACAAGGTAAACCCTGTAATGCCTAACACGAAAATAAATCCAATCAAAAAGTCCATGTTCTTACTCCTAGCTGTTACAAGGTACAACGATAGTCTCTAAGGGATTACCATCGTTGCCCTTGGCTTGTCAATAGACTTTCTGAATATCTTTGACACCGCCAAACGTACGCTTTGCAAGTGCAGGGATTGACAAATAGCGGCTAGTCTTACCCATATGCAGCCCCATAAACGTGCTGCCTAGGCTAACACCAAAGCGATTACGCATTACGCGTTCACGCTTGCCGTATACTGCTACTGTTTTACCCATGATCTTTGTTGTATAAGTTTTCATGCTACTACTCCATAGCGTTACAGGTACACCATTGTACCTTGTAATAGCTAGGGATTTGTCCTTGCTATCGGACTCCACCCTAGCTTTGGCCTAGACCTTTGGCACGTAGTCACATATTCTGCACTATAGCCCGCCCTTCCACGTTCATGGGTTGTCTTATCGCTATCAAGCGTTTGTTCAGTCTCTAAAGCGTATTCTAGTTTTATTTGGTAGTCAAGTCATATTCGTATTCATTAGGCTATTCTTTTATTCGTATGGCCTAGCAAGGTTAGTCGTACTGCTCTTGCGCTTTCTTTCGGCCTATCGAAAGTTTCTTGCTATTGCTCTTGCGAGTAAGTCGGTGCGTTTTCTTTCGATGCTTAATTTGAGCATATCCGAAAAGATTTGTGAAGCCCTAAAATGAAAAAAATAGACAAGAAAAGCTGAGTCGGGACTTAAGTGTTTGAAAACAAAAGAAAAGAAAATGAAAAAAATAGATAAAAACAAACAAAGACACCAAAGAAAATCAAAAGTTTTATTTTGTATATATAAGTATCGACACTTTAGACCGCTTTTTGCTGGCTTTTGGTGTCGGTTCCTTGACACTTTGGGTTGCTTTTGGTGTCAATTTGGTGACACCCCCACCCCCTATTGATCATTATTGTTGATCGGGCGGGATTGCGCGGAGGCATGGGGGAAAGTCCCAGCGTAGCCTATACGTA